TATGCCAGCGCTTTTTGCCTCAGATTGTCAAGGGGGCTACCCCTCATGCGCTTCGCGTCCTGATTTAGCGTTATGGCAAGACGTGCAGAGCGGTTGCCAGTTGCTGCTGTCCCAAAAGTCACATCCTAATCTAACGGGTTCAATGTGATCCACTACCTGAGCCACGCGGCCACAGTCATTGCATACAGGATTGTTCTTAATAAACGTCAGCCGCGCCTTCTTCCATTCCTTTGTCCAATACCGTCTGTCCTGTGGCCTGTCTCGCTTGCGTCCTTTGCGCCGTGGGTCAGGCGTCTGCTTGCGTGGTATTGTCGGCATCTATTCGCGTTTGTACCCGTGATGCCCTGTTAAAATATACAGCTCATTAGTCACGTTTAAAAGCTTGCGACTATACGACTTTACTTTGTCCCTTAGTAGTTCGTGCTTATTATTTCTTAGGTAATGTATTCTTTCTTCTCTTTGCTGGTCGCTTAGTGACCGCAGGCTTCTGTGCAATGAGTCGCTCAGATTCGGACTTGTAGCGGTCAAGCAATGCCCTAAGCTCTTCCACTCCATACTTTCGCGGGCGTGTTGCCTCTTGCATAATAGCTTTAGCTTTTCCGGACTTAAGGCTGTCAAGCCTTTGACCGAAATACCATTGCCGTCCTTGGTCATACAGATTGCAGGCAACGCATTGTGGTGCTGTGTTACCGATGCCGTCCGCTGGATCGTGCCAACGGGTGGCCATGTGCCGCCTGCTTGCAAAATGCCCGCAATGGAGATACCCAACATGGTAACGTGCGTGACAGGTATAGCACTCGGCATAACCTTTAGCGTCTGCTGCTCTGTATCTGATCGCTTTGCTGTACCACTCATCGACCTGTTTCTTTAATTGTGCGTGCGTCAGTTTCTTTGCCATTGCCATTGATTGCTTCGCTAATGTACTTCTTTAGCTCTTCGCGTTCGCGCTGGCGGCTTTTATAGTCCGTAGACTGTTGTACTTCGTTCCATTTGCTTCTAAGTGTTCGCTGGTAGGCTTCACGTTTATTTGCATAACGTACCTCGCACATCACCCAAAACGCCTTTGTGTGTTCTGTGACGCTTGGATGTGCTGAGAACGTGCCGTTATTGTTTAAAAAGTATTCCTTTTCTATGTGATGCGGTTCGTATCGGCTTGCACATTCAGCACCGTAAACTTCGGTTATCATATAGCGGCGTGACTGCATCAGATCCGCCCAAAATTGTTCAATCGGTGTCATTTGTTGCCTTGTTTCTGTCGTCTGTCCATCTTCTGTCGCTCTGTGTACGTTAAACGGTTCTCTCCTCGCATCCAATCGGTGGCTTGAACCCTTGCAGCCAATGTGTTTATTTCAATGGCGTATTCAGGCTTTAAATGCCTCATAGCTTCGTCTTGCAATCTCTGATCCTCTTTTCGTTCGTTTTCGCGTATAGTTTGAACTACTGGCTGCTTTAGTTGGTCATATTTTTTAAAGCAATCGACAAATTGCGCCAATTTTAGCCTTTCATAATACGGCCCAAAGCTTTCCTTAGCCATCATAAACAGGCAAAGCCGCCAATCTTCAAGCGTAAAGGTTGGAAATTGCTGCAATAGCTCATTGACGGTCATTGCAATATGTTCAGGCTCTGTCAGCGTCTTGTTTGCATCTATAAACTTTACGCAGCGCGTTAGCATTCCAATTAACGCGGCTCGCGTGGGCGCTTCGTCTATAACTAAGGCCGTTTTAACATTAGTGCCTTTAAAGCACGTTTCTATTGTCAGTTTCGATACGTCCAGTTCTTGCAAATTCTGCAAGCTTCTCGCGGTTGTCATCTCTTTCAAGGTTATCCGCTCTCCTGCTGTTAGCTCTGCTACCTTTGGGTGTGCCAAATAGTAAGCCTTTCCATCCGTTTGCAATTGCTCTATAAATTGATTCGATTGCGTCGCTTTCGTTAGTGTACTCATTTCTTAGTTGTATTAAAGCCCTTTGTTCAGTTTTAGGCGTTTTGTATTTAAATCTGTGATCGGTGTGCTTGTATTCTTTCCATTCGTTCCAAGCGGTTTCGAATATGGGTGTTTGCCATGGAAGCACAACCGCGACTTTTTCCCCTTGGTTTAGTATTGGTTTAGTAGATTGGTTTAGTACTGGTTTAGTATGTGTCCGTTTGCGCCCACCCAAAAGTCCGTTTGCGCCCACCCCCCTGTCCGATTGCACCCACCCTAAAGTCCGTTTATACCCACCCTGTCCGTTAGCAACCACCCCCCTCTTTAAATGGCCTTTATCAATTAGGCGGTAAATAATTTTGCGGGCGCGGTCTTCGCTGATGCCTAACAACTGGGCAAGGTGTTCATTGGTTACAAAACATTTTAGCTTGTTGGCTTGGAAACTGGCCACCTCAGCCAATAAAACGCGGTCCATAGGGGCAATGTCTAGGTGCCATATTTCTAGCGGTATCCATATACCCTTACGCTCCATTAAATGCGATATTTTTAAGCTGTTGCATAGGTCTTAATGTGCTGTAAGTTGATTTGTAAGCATCACTTTTTTCTGTTTTATGCAAAACTTCAGGCCACGGATCGCCTTTGTTTACTTTACGCCATTGCTGCACCTCTTGCTTACTTGCCCATCCGCATAAATATGCACTAGGATAGAACTCATTTTTATAACCAGCGCAAGCAAATAAATAAATATCGCACTCTTGCATGTGGCTATTTATTACAACCCTACAAGCGTAATGCGGTAAAGGTTTTACGCTTCTAATTATTGTTTTGACGTCTATTTTAAAGCCGTTATGCACTATATCAAATTCATAATTATGCTCTAATTTCCTTTCCAAATAGGATGCAGCAGCAACTTCACCAATGCAACCGCCTAGCCTGTTCTTATGTAAATTACCTGAAACATCTAAAGCGAGCTTTTTTGGTAAATTAGCCTCATTCGCTTTAGCCTCTTGCATTTCTTCTTGGTTCAAAGCTTGTAAAATCATTGTACGCGGCTCTCGTTGATTTGCTCCATTGACTGTGCAACCGCGTCAAACAACTCCAGCACCTCAATGCCTTTGCGCTGCATAATTTTCCCGCTGTGCTTTAGTATGCCTGACGGGTTAACGCTCGTCCAATTCTTAATGGTTCTAAGGCTTACTCCAAGATCAGCAGCAGCTTTCTCGTCGCTCTGCCAGTGCGTTTTTATATATTGCTTCAAGTTCATTACCATCCTTTCTTTGGTTGTTCCACGCTTTTTGCTGCCTCGCCTTCTAATATCTCGTACTTCCAAGGCACTAAGCTCATAAATACCCGCATGGGCTGCGTGTGGTCTTTCTGCCATTCGCTGCCCCTAACGTTACACCGCGCTTTTATCGTCTTGCCTTCAGGCAATGCCACGGCTTCATCTACGTCGTCTTTGAGAAACTCAAGGGTTAACGTTTGAGGATATTTGCCGTCTTGTATTTCTACGTGTACCTCGCACTTGCGAAAGCCGCTTTCAAATTCCATCGGTTTGCATACGCGCTTAATTACTCCTTTAATTACTAATTCCATGTTTTTTATATGATTTGTTAAATTCTGTTTGTGACCAGTTCGGCATGTCAATTGCCCTCAGCTGGTTTAATCGTAAGCGCTCAAATATCTCACGCCATCGGATCGCCGTTGGTTCTGTGTCTATTATTTCATCTGCTAAACCATCATCATCATCTTTCATTGTTGACGTGCTTAACAAATGCAAAGCGTAATCTCTGAGGTTTTCTAAATGATCAGCCTGTACTTGTTCTAGGTTATCGAAAAACTGATCTAAATTCATTGGTCAATTTCATCCTCACCGTACACGTTACCAAAGCCAGCAAGCTTTAAAACAGCCCGCGATAAAGCCCGCTTTTCAGCCATGGCAATCGGGTAATTATTGCGGTTATTTAATTTGTTCACCTCGCCATACGTCTCTACTTGCCCTAATTCGCATTTTGCGTACGCTTTAACGCAGTATTTTCCCTCGCTGGTATCTGACCATTCGGGCACAGTGTCAAAGGTCACCACAGCCTTTATTTGAGCTTGCAAGTATTCCACACCTCCCCGTGTCATAATCACAAAACCGCGTGGATCTATATGAAACTGCTTGTCCATGTCCATTTTATACTTCTTTGCCAGCTTTCTTAGGTCTGCATTTTTGTCTTCGTTGCTCATCGTTCTCGGTTTTGTTTCAGTTGCATTTTGAAGTTATCAATCAAACGTAAGAATTCACGTTCATCGAATAGCTCTTGCTGCCATTCGTTAAACGAAGGCGTTTGTGTTACTTGTACGCTGCTGCGTACGCAAATAGGCTTATTTCTATGTATCATATTGCTTTAATAGTTTGTAATGCTTTGACTGCATTGTTCCAACCGTTTGCAACGCTTACTTTGTTGCCATCTACGTGTATACGCTCGGCCGTGCATCCATTGTCGCCAATAGTAAAATTGCTTTCTGACCAAATTTCAATAACGTAATCACGCGAATATTGTTCTCTTTCTATAAACCAAGCTTTAAAGCCTTTGGTTTTTTTAGCTGCACTTGTAAATTCTTTTTTTGTGTTCTTCATAGTCCTAACTTTTCGTCTTGGTGTTTGTCGTGTTGTTGATCAGCCTCTTCGCAGTAATCGCGTGGCTCATCTTCTTCGTCTGCTGGGTAGTCGTATCCTTCTCTCCACATAGTAAAAAAATAAAGCCCCGCCCGAAGGCAGGGCGTTCGAATTATGATATTTTAAAATGCTTTTCAATGTGCGGAACCGCCTCCATTATTGCCAATAGGTTAATACCTGTATTTTCTCCGCTAAACGCGTTTTGAGTCATTCGGTGTTCAACGTCTGCAATTGCATTGTAAGCGGTTGCTCCGTTGGCAATTTCCTTGTTTATTTCGGTTAACATTATGCGCGCCGCTACTGATTGGTTGAAGAATTCTTTATTCATGATTGCTGTTTGCTTGTTTGTTCGTTGTAATATTTGGCTAAGATATGCAACTTCTTGCATCTATGCAACTTTCTGCATAATTATTTATTGGGCATAAAAAAGGCCGCACCGTTGTGCAGCCTCCTTATCAAAAAAACCTTAACTGAAAAACAAATACTTAACTATCTGCTAAAGTACTTATTTTTTCTTAGTCTGCTGTCGCTTTTTTCTGCGATCTGAAACAATTGCGTTTATTAGCGTGTCAAACCAGCCAAATATTTTATTGTCCGTTTCCGTTGGTGTTAGATTTACTAGCACTTTAACG